AAGAATTAATATTCTTTCTACATCAGGCTCAGATCTTTTATCTGGTCTAGGATCATTTAAAGATTGAGCATCTTCAGCTTTAATTTTACCTAGAAAGTTTTGAGGATGATCTGGATCAACCATATCTTTACCGACTCGTAGTCCATTTCTTACGCCATTTCTAAATTCATACACAAGATCATGCAAATCATATCTAAATCCTGATCTATCACAAAATCCATATGCGTATTTTCCTCTAGCTTTTGTCACTATCTAACTCATAAAAATATTGATCTGTTTCACCTAATCTAAAGTTTTGCCCATTTTCTACCTGATACTCTATAGTGCTAACTTTAAAGTCAGGTTTTAAAGGTTTCTTTGGAGATAAAGAATTATCAAATATTCTAGTTCTGTTGTTTGGATATAGACAATATTGACCATTATCTAATTCAATAAGATTAGATGATTTGTGCTCTGCTGGTGTTTCACTAGTGCTGTAGTCAATTTGATCACAGTCATAATGATAGTTATCTAATGTACAAATATAAGCACCTTTTTGTATACCATGATCTCTAGTATATACCTCATACTCCATTGTAGATATAAACTGCTTTTGCACTGCTACGACTCCATAATCCATACAATTCCAAAACTGAAGGTTGGTAAGGTCCATATCTGTCTTGGGAACTTCTGGTCTAGAAACAAATGCTGATATTGGTAGTTTATCAAATAAAGCACCATAATCAGGCAAATAAGTTTCAAAATAAAAAGCTCGCCCAGGTATAGATTTTGCTGTAACCCAAACACCTTTTACAAATTCTCCAAAACCATCATCTAAGTCCCTTAAATATTCTTTTCTAACCCAAACTTCTATGGAGGGTAAATTGCATATTAATCCTGCCATTATCTATTATTAAACATTAACCCTCTAGTTGCAGCTCCGCCACCACGCATCTTCATAACCTTGCCACCCTTTTTCATGTAGCCCATTTTGTTACGAACCTCTGTTGGTAACTTACTTAAGCCTTTGCCTTTATTGCCCTCTGGCACAGCTTTTAAACCGCCTCCACCTTTTAGTGTTTGTGGCTTGGACTTACCCATCATTCTGTCAAGCATCTTTTTTTGACCTGGCATAATAAAAGGTGCAGCAGCTTTAGATGTCTTTGAAGTTTTAGACTTAGGTGTCATTCTCTTTTTCATTTTATCTTTTGATCGACTTCTGTCAGTCTTTCTTTTTGGCACTATTTCAATTGGCATTATGCTCTCCTTGTCATTCTTCTTTGTCTTCTACCAGCAGTTCCAGTAAGTTTTTTCGCACCTATGGAAGATGGTCTTTTTGTAGGCTTTGCAGCTAATGCTTTAGGCTTTGCTGTTGTTTTTTTCTTGTTCATGGACATTTTAGTCATTTCAGATTTTGACATTCCTCTATATGGTCCACGACCTGTTGTTCCTACATCTCTCTTGCTTCTAGTTTTAGAAGATCCTCCCATCATACTAGTCGCACTATAGGGTAACTGTAATGTAGCTCCTGCTTTAATTTTATTAGGATCTTTTATATTTTTATTAGCACCCATAAGTTGTTTAAGGGTAAATCCTTTTGATTTTGCTATTTGTGATAAAGTGTCTCCACTTTTTATTTTGTATTGTGGCATAATTTAACTCCCAAAAAATGTGTTGTATGGTACAAATCTAGCAGATGCGCTGTCAGAGTCTTCGCCTGCTGCTAGTTCAAACTGAAACTCATACTCCTGCTTAAGTGCAGAAACTCTATTAGACACTTCAGGTCTTTTCATTGCTACATAGTAGGCAAGACCAGAAACTAAACAAGGCACAAACCTAGGAGGAATAAAGGATGTGGTAGTTCCTGATATCCCTGATGATATTCCGTCAATGCCTACTATTCTATAATAAAACAAAGTATATGTCGTTGTGCTGTCTGGCACTGGATAAAATGTTACATCAACTTTGTCACTTAACCTTTGTACAAATATTTGAGTTGGTCTCCCTGTTGTGTTTTTGTTAGCTGTCTGCGCATATGTAGATACTGTTATTCTTGTTAGATTAGTATCTGTTTGATTAGTCCCTGTGCCTGTTCTTATCTGATGCTCTAGAAGATCAACAGTATCTGTAGGCAATGTATATGTGGCTGTGCCTGACGTTAAAGCCTGTGTTCCCTCTGCTATGGTCCACAGGTTAAGACCTCTATTCTGCCATTCTGCTGTTAATATATTAAATGATCTTCTAATTGTTTTTAAATCATAACCAGTCTTCATATCAAGACCAGCCCTTTCATAAGCTTCTTGGAATATTTCTGGTATGTCTGGTGTTACTGATGCCATATTTTACCTACGAGAACTTTCTAAATCTTGCCGTTTTTTTAGCAATCTTTTTGGGCTGTTTAGCCACTTGTTTTCCTCTTCTAGTTGCCTTTCGCTTTTTAGCCGTAGTGGCGGCGTATTCAGCGGGCGAAAGAGCCTTAATCGCTGCGGAAGGTAAATAACGCTCGCCTGTAGCCTTTTTCCCTTGTGTAGAAGGTTTACCACTTTTTGTTCTCCACTTTTGCTTACCCCACGCTTTCAAGCTCCTTTGTGATTTTTTCAAAGCCATATTTTACTATACCAATAAATGTTTATTTATACTAGTCATCTTGTTTTCTTTTGTCTTCTGATCGCTTCTTTCGCCCTTTTCGCAATGGCGGCTTGTTGCGGCTTCCCAGCAACTTTAGACCTTTGCTCCATAACGGTAAGGATTTGAATTTTTCTAGCAAAAGGTTTATTAATATTTTTAACTTTTCTAGCAGTTGCACGGGCATCTGCAACAGTTGCATACTTAATCTTAACAGTGTCTTTTGGATTTTCATCAGTATAGAGTCTCCTTCCTGAACCTTTAGGTTTTTTCCCTGTTCCAACTTTTGGATCTTTTCTAGCCATTTACTTACCATTTCTATTCATTATAGCACTAGCCCCCATGTATGCAGCGACAATGCCACCACCAGTGATGTAAAAAAGATTACTAATATCACTAAGTGCTTTGACTCTTTCGAGATCAACAAAAAACATTGCAACAGTAAAAGAAGCCATAGCAACCAAACTAGCGGTAGCCATACGTCTTTGTGCTCTTTGTTTGCGTAAATCATGTTCTAGTCTTTTAATTTCAGCCATATGTTCAAATTCATCATCACTGACTATACCGTCTTGATTGATATCGTAAGAAGTATATTTAGATTTATCTTGTAATCTTTTTTGTTTCACGCTCTTTTCTCCTTATATAACCAAGCAAGAAACACAATGAATCCAATAACAGTTATAGCTAAAGTTATCCAACCTATCCATTCCCGTATCTTTCTAATAAGCTCTTGTCTCTCATAAATCTCTTCTTTTCGTTTCTTTCTTATCTCGGCTTCCATCCTAAGAATTTCGTTCCATGAATTGGCCCCGTAGTGAAAATTTATAAATGATTTTAATTCTTGTCGTTGTGCTTCTAACTTTTTCTTTGCTGTAAAAGCTTCTATTGCAGAAGCTTCTATCTCTTTACCTTTAAATAACTTTCTAAGTGGTGAAGCATTCTTTGCTGTCTTTTCAGTATTTTCAACATCTGATACCGCCCCCATCCATCGTGATAAATCTTTCCCCATAGACTCAATTTCACGACCTGCTGCAAATCCACGCTTGATTGCCGAGAAAGCCGTATTAGCGGCTGTAATGGCTATGCCAATTGAGGCGGGATCTAACATTAGCCTCTATAGCCTCCGCCTTTTGCTTTGTATTGTTTTGCAAGCATTTGTGCCTTTCTAGCGCTCCACTGTCCTGGTCTACCGCCTTTACCGCTAGCTTTAATTCTATTAAACAATGCTTTTCGCATTGTTGGCTTTGTGTAGTTGCCTGCTTTATTAACAGTGCTTCCACCCTTTTTCATGCCCATTATCATGCCGCCTTTATAATATTTTCTCATAAATCACCTATGTAGTTATGTTAGCCATTCTGTCACAAAGTCTTTGTGCTCTGTTAGTTACTTGTCTATACCACTTCGAGTTTTTCATCTCTTCGCTTGCAGAAACAAAGTCTCTATTATCCACATGTTGCTTCATCTTTAAAAATCTGCTTAAACGAGGTCTGCCCAGATTAAACATCATATTAGCTATGATTCTTTGTGCTTCTTCTGGTAAATCATCAAAGTCATTATAAAGATATTTGCATTCTTGTATTGTGACCTGTATGTCTTCATCAAATAATTCATTGACTCTTTCTTCTTCAATCTTTGTTCCTACAGGTAAACCATTTTCTGGATCTGTGTCCTTTATAAGGTGACCCACTCCCAAAGTAGGCAGAGAAAGATGATCGAGGTATATTTCATATTTTACGCCCTCGTCAATTTTTAACTCTTCTCTTAACTTGTCAATATCCATTATGTGATCTTTCCTTTGGTCATCCCTTTAGAGGCAATACCATCAATAGGCTTTGTTCTTTTAACTACACCACCACCCATCATTCTTTGCATTTGATTAGCGCCTGTCATTGCCATAGAAGGGTTGACTTGCGTTGGCGTTGCTGCTGAAGCCATAGCCATTCTTCTTTTTTTAGCCTCTTCCTTTTTATCTTTAGCTAACAGAGCTACAGGACCAGCTAAAGGTCCAGCTGCCTTTCCTATAGCAGATGCTATATCTGAAAAAGGTCCTTGACCTTTCATAATTCCATAAGCAGGACTTAATACAGATGCTATCTTGCCAATTGCACCACCTTTTTTATAAGTGCCTATTTTATTTTTCTTTCTCATTTTATTACCCTTCATTTGTTTTTTCATTGTAGTTCTACTAATCAACACTTCCACCTTCGTCTAGCTTGTCTTAATCTACTGTTTGGATTTTTTGCTGCTTTAGGAAACTTCTTCATTTGACCAGCACTTCTAGCACAAAAAGACTTTCTTCTTTTTGCAGCTTTACTACCTGCTTTGACTTTGCCAGTTACAGCGGTCTTAAGTTTACTTCCAGGATTTTCTCTTCTGTATTTGGCAACACCTTTGGCGGTCATTCCAGCACCTGCTTTCGTAGGTCTTTTGTGACCACCCTTTATGGTGTAACCTTTCATACTGCCCCTTTTTTTAGTAGAAGGCATTACGATAAAAATACAGTTAACTTATTACCAGAGCCTGTGAAGCCATGTATGTAAGCTCCATTTTCAGCAAGCATGCCTTGGTCTGGAATATTTAACGTATGTAACCCTGTAGGAAAACTTTGAAGCAGAATTGTATCTCCGCCATTCCCATCTTTAATTGTTAAAACACCAGCTGCATTACCAAATATGACAACTTGTCTTATCCTAGATCTGTTAGGACCTAAAACAGCTGCACTGTCTCCTTGGTTAAAGTTAAAGGCTTTAACATCTGAACGACCTGCCATTTAACCCTCCTTAGAATACTGAGTATTCAAGTTCTACTGTGAATCTACCTGCTGAAGCATCTGCATTTAATGATGTTGTAGCCGCAGCATACAGTACATTACTAGCAATAGGTGCTGTTATATTAGGCTCAAACACATGAAAATTACCAGCTGTGTTGTTAAAATTAATGTCAACCTCAGTCACAGATAAAGCAGCAGATAAAGTTGGTGAAAAAGCTGAAACACCTGCACCAACAATCTCTGTTCCTGAAGAAACAGCTGCGTTAGTTGCTGTGCCGCTTGTTGCACTTAATTGTAAACTTCCAACCAAAGTTTGCCCACATGCTGTTGTGATGCCCACTACAGCTTTATGAATAAAAAACTTTGTTGCAGTTACAAGTTCATCTGGATGATCTGAATTTAAAGTTCCTAGTTCTACAAGAACATCACCATCAGCATAAGCTGAAGCTGTATCTGTTGCAGCCAAAGAACCCACAAAGGTTTGAATTTTTCTTGAACCTAAAGATATTAACTGACCAGTGGAGTTCACTGAAAAGCCAGTTTGGGTAATAGCACCTGTAGTACTATTTTCGTTTATTACATTGAATCCACCCTTAGATCGGACTGGACCCGAAAAAGTTGTATTAGCCATGTTACACTCCTTGTCTTGGCAAATGTCAAAAAGTGCATGTGCACTTTCTGTCAAGGGTTAAAAGGGGGCAATAATGCCCCCTCGATAAGTTACGCACCTGGTGAACCAAACATCCCTAGTGGATCTGATACACCGAATGAGTATCTCTCACGGGCTTTGTATCTCACATTACCTGTGTCGAAATCACCATCCATTGATGTGCTCATAGGTGTTCTTACGAACATCTTCATGCCGTTTGGAACATCAGTTGTTAAGAAGAAAGCATCAGTATCTGTTAGATAGTGATTAATGGAGAATCCCTCTGGAATACTTCCATTTGATCTTAACGCATTGATGTCGTTATCGGCAGTTCCTACTCTACCTTCTGTCTGCAATAGTCTTGTTGCGACAAACATTAATGCAGGTGGAATGATTAACTTCCTTGGTCTAGCTGCAATTAACAAACCTCTCTCGTCAACGAAAGCTGCAATGTCAATTACCATTTGCTCAAGTGAAGTTTCATTTAAGTCTGCATTTGTAGTAAGTCTATTCTTATTGTTACCACCAGCCACTGTTGGGTGCGCTGTGTTAAACAATGTTACACCATCGCCACTTTGAAAAGTATCAAAGCCTGTGTTAAGCAATGCAGCAGCTTTAGTCTGCTTTGTGTAAGCCATTGCTCTAGCTAGTGCTTTAGTATAACGAGCAGACAATGAATCATAAAGATTATCTTCCATTGCCTCTTCTGTTATGGAAAAGCCCATAGCCACAGTTTCGTGGTTGTACCTTGAAGTGAATGACTCTTGCGCTGAATCAAAAGATATAGCTCCGCCTTCAGGCTTTACTGGGGCTGCCCCAAAACCTGACAACTTGACTTCTTCTTCAAAGCTACGCTCTGAATTTTCTGTCTCATATATTTCAGCATGCTCATCTTCATACTTTTCGTACTCAAGTCCAAATAAAGCATTAAGACCTGGTAATAACTCCTTAAGGAGTTGTGCTCTTGAAATCGCCATTTAAACCCCCTTAAGCTGCGCCACTAGTTGATGACAACTGATGATAGTTGAATTTGCAAACCAATATTGGAAAGCTACTTCCTTTTTCATCACCTAAATCACCACCTAAGTAGTCAATTATTTTGATTCCATCACCTGCATTAGTTGATATCTCTGAAGCATCTAATGCTACACGGGAAATACCCAATGTTGTATTACCGCTGTTTTGTACTACACC